CCTCATTCAGGTCACTATTATTTAGTCTTTTAGTTATAACTTTTTATAAAAAATTAAAAATTGTTTTGTTCGAGCCATCCCCTAGGCTAAATACCTAGGGGTTTTGGTCTCACCGTTTTGATAAAATTTCGTTGTTTCATAATTTTTCTAAATTTACAGTAAATCCCAAAAATTTTTCGGTCATAGACCCCCCAGATGCCCACTCTCCACCTCCACCATCGCAAAGATTTTCGGCCATGTAAATGATATCGGCGGGAGAACCGATTGGTTTTCGGAAAGAGACGAACTTCGTATTCGGGTTGACGACCACAATAACATCCGCTTTCTGTTTGTCCATCAATTCTTTGGAAATTTCGTTCACCGAGAGCTTGGAGAAGGCTGCTAGAACCTTCCAGTCTTTAAATTTCCCAAAATAAAGGTCAATTGTCGATACCTCGTTAGTAATTTCTTTAAAAAATCCCTCAGCTAGATCAATTTCTTTGTCGGTGAGACCATCATATCCATCGAAAAACCTATCGACAAACTTATAAAAGTTTCTATGTCCCATTCTCCGATAAATTGCATTTAAATACTCGGATTCTTTGTGTTTTAGTATATATTCATTATAATCATCAATATATACTAGTAATTTCTTAACATCTACCGGGAAATCCTTGATTTTTTTGAATTTTTTATAAATTAATTTAGAACAAGACGAAGATTCTTCAAATATTAACATGGAATCATACGATGATAGTTTTTCTCCACGATCCGAAACGAACACCAATCTAGGATCGTCGATTTTATTGAGTAATCGTTGGTCTATAACCATTCCAACTACGAATACCTTATTGTAGTTTTCTAACTCAGTTTTAGACCATTTTAAATATTCCTCTTCGAAGTTGCCAAAGAAACAGGATCTATACCCAAATTTTTTAAAAACCTGCCCGAGTAAGATTACGGAACAAGCTCCATCAAGATCTGAATTACTCCAAATAAAAATTTCACTCACACCAATCATTTAACATAAAAGTAATGATAGTCAATGCTACTTCGTTTTGAAATAGTGGTATTTTTTTAATGGTTCATTTTGATGTTAGGCGTTCTAATATACTCAAATCATCATCGTCCATCAATTCTGCTGATTCTTCGCTTTGTAATACAGTGAGGGTTTCATATTCGATTCTCATCGGTTGAACCATGCCTCTAGCACCATATCGATTTTTAATCATTCCTAATTTAATAATTCCTAATTCTTGGTCCTCTTCCGATTGGAAAATTGACATGATGCAGTCAGCAGTCATCGCAACACCTAAGCTGTCTGCTATTCCTTCCATTCCGGGATTTTCTTTTGAATACTGTGATCTATTCATCTGCACAGCGGAAATGACTGGGCAGTTGAAGACGTATGATAATGACCGGACCTGTTCGCATATATGTTTAATTCTCTCATATGAGTTTGATCCAAATGAAGTTGTCATCAAGGACAGATAATCGATTACGATCGCATCTAAGTTCTCCCCAGAATCAATTAATTTTTTAATAAATGCTTCTAGTTGCTTCACTGTTATCGATGATGGGGGAAACTCTTTGACGAAAATCTTACCATCTGGATTACTCTTCTTCTCATCCATTAACAATGACCGAAGAGAATGGGTATTGAATTTAAAATCCTTCATCGGAATCTTTGAAATATTAGATGCGATTCTCTTCGCATAAACCATTTCCGACATCTCCAGAGAGATCACAAGGACGCTCTTGCCCTGTTTGGCAATATTTGCTGCTACATTCCCTAGAAAGATACTCTTGCCGATATTAGCCTGTCCAGCGAACATATATAGGGCTTTACCAGACTCTAAATATCCACCACCAAGAGCATCGTCCAACCATTCCCACCCAGATGAGATATAATTTTCCACATTCAGAATATCATCAATAATTGAATCAACATCTTTATAAATTTCAATACCTTTATTAGTATTCAAACTTATTTTACAAATCTCATCAAATGCTTCCAGAACTTTCTGTGGATTCTTTACTTTATCTTCAGCATTCTCCGCAATATCCAACATCTGGCACCAAGTAGCTCTTTCCTTTAAGAATTTCTCAGTGTTTTCATATAATTCATCCTTATCAAGCTCTTTATCCAAAGTCTTGAATGACTCAAGAAGCTTACGGAAGTTGTGTTTAAGTATATCATTGGTTAGATACGTCTTAACCTCCGTGAATGTTGGTAATTTTTTTCTCTTATCGTAAAAATCATTTACGATTTTGAAGTATTCTGCTATGTTTTGATTTTCAAAATACTCTGGTTTGATATAATCAGCTATTGTTGATAGATACGCAGAGTCAGTAATAGATTTATAGCAAATAATTTTTTCATATTCATCGAGATCCAGCGGCATTGGGTATATTGGTTATTAATTTTTTCATTATATATTTATCAAAACGGTGAGACCAAAACCCCTAGGTCTTTAGCCTAGGGGATGGCTCGAACAAAACAAGTTTTAACTTTTTATAAAAAGTTAAAACTAAAAGACTAAATAATAGTGACCTGAATGAGGTCTATATCATTCACTCGCCGGAACGGCGTTTTACGAACGTGGAGGGAAAAGCTCTGGATGGTGGTAGTAATATCACTATTGAAACTATTCTCAATGAAGCGTTTAAAATGAGATTTAATGTCGAAAGATTTTTAAATCGAAGCCTCTGGGTCTTCAGCCCAGAGGTAGTTCACATTCATAGATCGGCATATTTCGAAATGAAATATTTGTCACCGTCTACCCAATCTTGGGTCACTTCTCGAAGTCCCGGAGATTCGTGCGTAATCGAAATATTACCGACACCAACTTTTAAACCAGCTAAGTGACAAGAAAGGGAAAATCCGATATCATACATATGGAACTTCGACGGACATTTATCATCGAAGCTAATTGTTTCCATAACCTTTCGGTTTAACGCCATGAAAACACCATCGATCATTACTACTCTATGGGGATATGGTCCGAAGAATGTTTTATTTTTTCGAAAATCATGAGTATCATCTTGATGAGTGTGTTGGACACTACCATGTAGGTTCCCCCCGACAAATCCCCCACCCATTAAATGCCACAATGCTGGCGATTTTAATTCTACTTTAGATGCTCCAGCTACTCCAACTAAATCATAATCATCAAATAATTTCTCTAACTTAGGAATCGGGTCTTCTTCTAGAATTACGTCATCGTGGATTAGGATCAAACAATCCACATCATCTTTTAAAGCTTGAGTGATTGATAAGTTGTATATTGTTGATAGGGCTTCTTTGTTTTCTACGAAATATTTACCGTATAATAATTTGCCCCATTCTACATTATATAAGGACTTTGCCAGTGTCGTATCTCTTGAGTCCTTTTTTGTCGTAGCTGATATGAATCGTGGCTTCTTGATCTCCATGTATCGACTCTAGCACGGGGAATTCTAGAGTCAAATAGTTAAATAAGGGTATGTCTTCTGTAAATTTTGATTATTTTGTCGAACGTGCTGATATCCTAACCGAAATGGCGGGTGGTCGCCCATCAACACTCCCCGGCATAGCAAATCCTACCCCGGAACTTTTATCTGCATATAAAGGACTGCGAAATTTTCTAAAATCTGAATACGGAATAGCGAATTCGTCATCAATTGATGTTTTTGCCTTCAGATATATCTATTATATAATCGAGGATTATTTATCAGACCAAGAACAAGAGGCTTGGAATGATATCCCAAAACAACAATCACCAGTTAAAATTTTAGCGACCAAATATTTAAATAAAGTCCTCCAAACTAATCCAGAAGTGGTCCCATCAATAATCAATGATTTAACAGACCCGGATAAAATCCGACAGTTTAAAATTTACGCACAACAAACTTCCAAAAATCAGAGTAGGACTAGTGGTAAAAGTCGCGAATTCGCAGATACTACAGGATTAGATAGAGTATCTTTCATGCAAATGACCGCTATATTAGAGCCGTTAATCAAACAAATGAACACTATGATGGGTTCAAGAAAGACCTCATTGAGTAGAAGTGGTGAAAAAAGTAAATACTCCATCAAAACAACAGAATCGGTCGATCCTAACGTTAAAACCGCCACTGATATATCAACCATTTTGAGCGAAATCTCAGCATTTAGAGAAAAACTGAGAGCTAGTGGTGATCTGGATGATAAAGAAGAAGTTAGCATGTGGGCATCTAAAGATCCCTCAAGTAAGTTGAAACAATCTATGAAGGGAATATCCGATAATATTTTTGATGCTTATATCGGAAATCTTATGACTACCATCGACGCCAAAATCGAAGCAGGAACTGGTCAAACTCTCACAGGATTCTTAAAGCTCGTAAATTCTATCAAACAGCAACCATCGTCTCCGAAACCGATAATTGAATTATTCGATTATATTGTAAAAAAAATCGAGTCTAATTCGGTGGAGGATATTTATCAAACCCAAGAAGATGAGAAACAATTCGAAGGGTATGACGAAGATGTTATTAATAAGGTTTTACAAACGTCGGACCAAAAGGAGATGTTTGGGGAATGGTTATCTGCCCATAGAAAGGAGCGAGAAGCTCTAGACGCTGAACTGACACGTAGATATGAAGATAAAATTTCAGATCTGATGATGAGGCTGAAAGGAAATGATGTTAAATCATCATCAACATCATCCGGTAATCAACAGACTATTATTTTCGCTAAAGAAAAGGAAATAGAACGTAAACAAGCATCTGGAGAAGATGTATCTAAAGATTTAATCGATCTTTCCAAGATGAAGAAAAGATTGGAATATATCGATACTTCTGATGATATTCCGAAATCTCAAAAGAATCCTTGGAATAGAAAAATTAGTGATATCGACCAAAAGATACAGTTCGCACAGGAAGAACTCCAAACCGAGAATGACCCATCGAGAATTAGGGAATTGAAACAAATTATTTCCAGATTGAGTTCCCAACTCGAAATATTTAATCAAAAAGCATCAGATTGGGAACCTGTGCAAGAGTCTGTTCTATCATATATGGAAGAACAGACCCAACGAGATAATAAATTTGGTTCGCAACGAGGACAATTCGTTGATCGTGGATACAAAAAAGTAATTAACTATGGGCAATGGTTGATGTTAAATGATTAAACAAAAAAAGGCGACCAAATATTTGGTCGCCTTTTTTTTTCACTCTTCGTTAGTTTCAATTTTGTCCAACTTATCCGAAACTTTTTTCTTAAGTTTCTTCAAAGCGTCTAGAGGATTATCGGATTCTTCGCTATATATAATGGGATCTTCATCTGGAATTTCTTCATCATCTTTGAGATTACCATACGACCAGTGTGTTTTGATCCTCTTTTCAAGCTCTGGGATCAACTTGTTTTCCCACAACTCTTTATCAGACCGCCACGCTTTCAAAAAGCCCAGCTTGCCGCCTTCCCAATCCGAATAAATCTTACCATTGAGCACAATGACCCCCATACCCCTCATTATTTCGGCGAGGCCATAATACTTATTAAGTCCTTTAGAGAATGATAAATACATCTCGCCTTCCAAATATTGTTGGATGATCCGGTTTTTCGTAGTCAATGCTCTAATAACAACACCAGAGTATTTTTTCTGGCCCACTGTAAGTTTTGAATCGATTGTTTTACCATCATCATCAGCGACTAATTTTCTAGCTAGTTGAACAGTGACTGTCGGTAGATAATAAGCTGCCTTACCGCCAGAAATATTTTGCTCAATTGATGGAAACATTTGGGCGGGATTGTCATGCACATGATTGGTCATGACAATAGTGGTTTTGGTCAATGTGGACATGTTGATACATGTTTTAAGCAAACTCTTAACTGCTTTGGCGAAAGAACCCATATCTGCCGATACACTTTCCTTTTCCATTCTAGTCAACTCCATTTCGGATTGCATATTGGCAACCGAATCAATAGCGATTAAAAATTTACCCTCTAATCCCTTTTCTTTGACCCCTGTTAAAAACTTATAAATGGCGTTTCTACATCCTTCTAGGGTTGTGGATGGGACGTGTTTAACCTTGGAAATATCCAACCCCAGATTAGCAGCACTTTCGGAGTCTATAGCATTTTCACTATCGAAAATAACCACCGTCAATCCATCTTTCTGGGCGTTTGCCATAATTTGCTGAACAAAGCCACTTTTAAAGGTGGAACTTGGCCCAGCCAATTGCGTTAGACGACCCTTCGGAATACCCCCATAAACAGACCCAGAAATAATAGCATTTAAAACCATACTTCCAGTGTCGATAAAACCATCAATATTCGATAGTGATGACTCATTTAAAAATGAGGCGTAAGGATTTACGCTATCAATTTCCGCCAATGCCGATAATATATCTTTATCCATTTTCTATAATTTCCTTTAAAAGTAAGTTTTCTAAATGGTCGATCAACCCCAACATTTTTGTATTCGGGAAATCCTCATGGGTTGTATAGTTTGTTTTTAATTGACTGATCATAGCGATCAATTCGAAAATTTTTTCAGTATTCATAATTATAGATCATTGATAGAGATTACACGAGGGGATGATGTCTTTGGCTCTTCAGGGGGGGTATTAATCTTCTCATATTGAGAAAGAATACGGTCGTCCAAAACTACATTGCTTGTGACAACATTAGATTTGGTGTAAGTCCAAGCATTCTTATCCCGATTTGATTTATCGATAAATTCAAAAAAGAATACTGGGAATGTTTGAACTTCTAGTTGGCCAGTCTGCTGGGGTTGGACATGGAGAATGACTGGATTCTCGATTGTTATCGTTGAGTCGGTTTCAACGACCAGTTTCCCAATGATGTTGCGACCCACATGGTCGATTAGTGCTACGTGTGTTTGTTTGTGTTCCATATGCTTAAATTTAACATATCAATTCCGATATTCAACCAATTCTCTCGATTTTTTTAATTCTTCTAGAGCGTGTTTTCCAACATTACTCTTTTTATTATTCGCCAACTTGTTGACATAATCCAACTGTATTTTCAGAATGTTTTTCAGGGTTTCTAATTGTGGATTATTGTAAATATCCAATGGTTGATTATTGATCAATTGAGTCATAATCTTGATGGTGATTTCCTCTGAGTGGTTCAACCCTGTTATATATGCTTCGTTAATATTCATGACAAAAAATCTTCAATTTCAATTTTTAAGTTTTCGTTAGGTTTACGCAATTTCCAATTAACTGCATTATAAAACCTTTCGATTGCCGCGAAAAACATCTTATCAAACATTTTCTCATAATCAACGGTAAATATTTCAGAAAATTCCGATGGGAAAGTATCTTTGAATCCGATATTTGAAATATTGTATTGGTTCGGAGACTTGACATAAACACTTTTAACTTTATCACCCGATTTGAACTTATCGTATTTGGAAACTAATCCCAGTTTCGATACTATATAATCATGATGATATGCTGATTTGGTATTTGATGGCATTCCTTTAATAATCTGTAAATCATTACATTTTTTAGAATATTGCTCGTAATTATTCATACCACTAATCTTTGCAATACTTTCAATTGGAAGACTTTTAAATATATCATACGCTTCATTGAATAAATTATTCGTTTCTGTTAAAGATTTGGTATTAATCATATGTTCTATGACCTTTTTAACATAAGGTTTAACCACTTTCGGCATGGTAGTTTTGACCACATCGACACCTTTATATTTGAATTTATTTACTGGCACCCCTTCATCATCTAAAATATGGAGCACATAGTATTTTTTACCGATAAAAATACCAGAATCACAAATAGACTCTCTTTTAAAGACGAATCTGGGATCATTGCTTCGGAGTGATTTTTTAGCCCATTCGGTCATACCAGTATTGATATGGGATTCGATATCATCGCATAAACTATAAAATTCTGGTGATATGACCAATCCATTTTTAAGTTTGATGTTATATTTTTCGAAAATCTTCAATGATGTGTATACACTATCAGTGTCATTATATATCAATGAGTTATGAATATCTGTCTCGTCTGCCGAGGGACAATTATTGGATATATAATCCAATAATAATATATTACTTTGTTTGATGGCTGATTGGCCCGTTAAAGTAACGGAAGTTCCGATATCATCATCCCCCATGGGGGCATATTTATTAAGCATATACCCATACAAACTATTTAAGTGGATCTTATATGCGTATTGAATAGTATCGAATTTATTAGCAGATTCTTCATCTCCAATTTTTTTAGCTTTGATCATCTTAGATTTCATTTCTTTACGCTTGGTGTAAAGATTATCTAAGAATTCGGGGACGATGCCCTTTCTCTTCTGTGTAAATAAATGGCCAGATTTTGATAAACATGCCTTTTCTTCGTTTAGGAAAAGCGCAAACTTATCGGGGGTCAACTCAAATGTTCTCCCGGAGACATGGTGGATATTGATTAAATTTCCGACCTTCTCAACCTTTCCGATTTTAGTTTCTGGAGATAGATTTAGTGAAATCATTACAGATGGATATAGTGAGTTGGCATCGAATGATACGATATTCTCTACGAACCCGATTTTAGGGTCTGACACATATCCTCCGGGTGCTTTATAGTTAGTGATTGGTTTGACGAACGTGGGGATACATTCTCCGCGTTCTCTGGCCTTGATAGCGATGGCACCATTCATACAAGGAACCGTTTTGATCGCATTTTCTAAACTACATAATCCAGTATATGCTAGAAATCGTAAAAGGGAAATATAATCCAATTTAGCGTCTAATTTAACCACTAAATCAACATCTTTTATACAGTAACGGCAAAAAGTATTCCAATCATCTTTAGCCAGATCCCAAAGACTTCCAGAATATTCTACTTTATTCTCTCCCACTTCAATCTCCCCAATATAATCCAATTTATAGGATTCTTGTTTTTCCATGTTGAATTTCTGATACATCACATAGTAATCTAGACAAGACATCCCCTCGATTACATACTCGGTAGTAGATTGCCCGAATTTGCCATTGGGATTCACTTTTTCATAAATTCTCCCGATAGGAGATAGTTCATCTGCCCAGTCTTTTCCGAGTTCGAAAGTGATTCTATTGATGAGATATGGAATATCGAAGTTGTTACTATTGTAACCACAGAGCACATCGGGATAATCTGATGAAATATGACCTATAAATCTCTTTAATAGATCGTGTTCGGATTTGCAATGATAGTAATCAGTAATATCATTATCTGGTGTAAATTTTTTCAGACCGAAAATAGTTCTTCTTTTGGTTAGGGAGTCATAACAAACGATAAGATTTATGACTTGTTCGGCTAGAGAGGGTTCTGGAAAACCGCCCCCAGCGATATTCGGATTCGATGGGCACTCAATGTCAAAATAACACACCTTTAATGGATTTTTCGAAAAATCCTCACTCTCACAATCTCTATAATATTCATCAATTAAAAATTGTTGATATGGGGGCAGATTTTCAAAAATCCTTTTAATACCAGATTCCTTTACAAATTTTCCCCTCTCATATTGGGTGGAGAACTCTTTTTTCTTGAGAGATGTTCCGTAGATGCTTTTAGCGTCTCCTCGTTTATCTTCGAGATATATGTATGGGCTATAAGGTATTTCTTGTTTTGTCCTATTTCCATAGGCGTCCCACCCCCATAAAAATATGGTCTTTTCGCGATTTGAATATGCACAGTTTCGATAGCTCACACGAGCAGTGTAGTATGCAGAATCCGAAAGTCAAGCCTATCCACGAATATCTAAAATCCATAGAGAAACTGAACGAGTTGAGGTTTCTCTTCAGGGAATGTGAACTACCGTTAGGCTAAAGACCTAGTAGTAGTTCACATGTAATTCGAGCCTATTTAGTGGCAATTAAAATTGTCACATTATTTCCACTTTTCGTATTGTTGTCCACGAACACGATAGGATAAACATATTTAAGTTTATGTTCCAAAATCTTTTTATATAATGCTAATCTTTTTGGTTCATTTTTGTTGACTAACATCATAATTCCAACCGTTTTGAGATGCATATTATTCGATGCCAAACTATCCGTCACCGCTTGTGTCAACATCGAAAATACCTCTTTAGAATAAACTCCAACTTCTCCGGTAGAATCATGCCTACCTTTCGAATCCTGAAATTCCACCAAAGCTACATATTCATCATCTTTTATATTATCAAAATAAACATATCCATCTACAATATCTTGTCTATGTTTTATAGTTGCGTCAGCAATTGCCCATTTTGAGAGTTTTCGAATTTGTTCAGCATTATTATAATTGATGTTTAAAACAAACTCCATGCCGTTATTAAGGAATATTTTATATTGGTCTAAAACGCCCACAGGAGTTGGTTCCAAATTTTTAATCTTCTCATAACTTTCAATTAAAAATGATGAATAGATTCCAACATAATCGTCTGAAAAATAGATATCCCAATCGAATTTATCAATCTGATAATCTTCAATTAGGAAAAAATCTCCGCGAACTATTTGCTCATACAATAATCCTAATCTATATTCATCTAATTTCATAAATTCACCTAATTTCACATTTTTAAAAACTTCCGATCTGGGCTATTGAAAGGCGATGATCAATTCCATAACTTTAAATATTTTCTCTGGGGGGAGTTATAATCAGTGTTCAAGCTTTCCATGAAACTTCCAACATTCTGATCCAGTTCGAGAAATCTTGAAGCACCGACTTTTCTTAGATCATTAACCAGACGATAATATCCAGATTTATTCTTTAGAATCTTTTGAATTTTATCATCTAAATCTTCAGCGGTCGTAAACTTAAGGGAATCTGGTGCTGTCGCATATGTCACAAGATCCTGACACAAACAAGGAATACCTAATTGAGCAGCTTCGATAAATTTAATATCGGATTTAGCTTTGTTGAAATTATTATCTTGGAGAGGAGCAATGAATAATTGAGCATTCAGAGAAGCTAAGAATGTTGGGTATTCTAGAAGGTTCTTCCATGGGTGGAACTCAATCTCCCGAGAGACAACATAAGGCCGTAGAGGTGGTGGATACGCTCCAATAAAAACGAACTGATACTTATGTCGATTATCGATAATGAATTTAACTACATGTTCGAAGTCATCCTTCTGCCCCACCGCATTTTTCATATCGAAATGTGCTCCTGAACCAGCATATACAATTCTTGGCTTCCGTTTAAACTTGTCAAAATTATTACAAATCTTCTGGTAATCATATTGATGACCAATCCACCAATATGGCATAAAATTGGGAACTACTGTGATTTCTTTTTTTCCAGTTTTTTCGATATATAGATCTCGCATGAATTTACATGTCACTGTAACTTCATCGACCATGTTGATCATATCGACACAGTTTTGTCGAATTTTATCATCATCAAACCCATGTTTCGATGCATTATAATCAGGTATTTCTTCTCGGAAGACAACATCATCCACTTCGTAGATCAATTTAAATCCCATTTCGGGTTGAATTGATTTAAGAAACTCCATGAATTCCTTTTGGTGATCGGATGCTTGCCTCTGGAGAGTAATAGTTTTAATACCGTTATAAAATGATTTATCGAGAATCATTTTTGTGGTGGACATGGCGTCACCAATACCTGTCAAATTGATGTGGTTTTCGACAAATCCGCGACGATAGCTCGCGCAACCATCACGACCAGCCAAAAAATTTAAATACCTATTTTCTTTAATCTCTTCTTTTTTTACAATAGAATTTTGAATATTTGTGAATGGAGATTTTGGAAATGGGTTACAGAATGGTTGAATAAACATATCCCATATTTATTTCTTTATAATATAAAAGTCAAATTTATATCCAGCTTCCAACACTGCTGGTCTCTTCGTTAAATTTTCACCTAATTCTCGTTCACATTCAAGTTAATAGGCTTTTTTCTTCTGTTTATAGAATGATGGAGTGTCATCATCAACATCTTTACTCCTAGCCATGTAATCTCCCAACGCTTTTTGATTCCTACCCCGCTGGGTTACAAGATCCAACTGTTTATACCTATCTTCTTCAGTAGATTCTTTACTAAAGATTTCATCATACGATTGATATTCAGTGGATTCATATTCGTCATATAAATAACTTTCAGGATGACCACCTATTCTAGATATAGCACCAGTAATAGACTCTTTATATGATGATATATCATATAATTTCCACATACTAAAAACTTCAAATTTGGGCCATATTCTAATCTCTGCTCCATTATTCAATAATCTAATCACATCACTAGATTTGGTCAAATTAGTTTTCACTGATTTCACAGGATCTTGGGAACTCCTAACCATTCTTTTCAATGCGCTATGACCCCGAACATCATCGCTCACAACATAATTACCACTCTCATCCATCATCCCTGTAAAGTTTCCTATCGAAATATCATTATATTGATGATATCTACCGTTTATTAGAATATTATCGGGAGATTCGTATAGTTTATATATTAATGTATTTTCTTCTGAAATTAACATAATTATATTTAACTACATTCTTCTAGTGATACCGTTTCTTTTTTCTACCATAATTATTTCCCCATCGATCTGATCTTTCACTTCTTTTCTATGGGAAATAAGATATACGCATAGATCATGTTTATCGATTCTATCTTTCAAGACATTCAAAATTAGCTGTACCCCGACAGTATCCACCCCCCCGTCAAGTGCCTCATCAAAAAATTCGGTATTAGAATTCGCCTGAGTTATTTTCCTTCTCATATCAGAGAAACTAAACGCACATGCGAAATCTAATGATTTTTTTTCTGCCCCTGAAGCATTTTTATATGAAAAAACTTTACCATCCGCCGTGATAACTTCTTCAAAATATTCATCAAATTTCACTCGGACATTTAATCCAAGTTTGATCAGATACTTTTCGACAGTATTATTAAGCAAATCGAGTAACTTTTTAACCGCAAAACTTTTAACCCCTTCCTCACCAAGAATAAATTTACAGATATCGTAATCGGCTAATTTTTGTTGGAGATCTGATAGAGTTTCACATTCTACCCTATTCCGTTCTTCGGTGTTTTTGATATTATCATCAAATGAATCGAGAGATAATGACGTTGTTTCGATATCATTATCAAGTTCCGATAAGGATTCGACCATGTCGATTAAAGTTCGGTTTAAATTTTTGACAGTATTTTTATTTTTTTCGATCTGATCTAAATTTTCTTCGATTTCTTCGATCTTTGATATTAATTTCAATCGTTGGGCTTTAAATTTATCATATTCGATGGTTGATAAATCTATACCTTGTTGGTATTCATCGACCAACAATGACAGATCCTTTTTCTGTGTTTCCAGTGTTTCGATGTGGGAATGTTCAATATTCTGAAGGCATTTATCGCACTTAATGCCCACATCAATATTTGATAATTTTTTAATATTATCTTCCCAAGCATCGATATAAAATCCTTTATGGGAAATTCCAATTTGTAAATCGGACATTTTAGTAGTGATATCTTCCACCACTTTTTTAACTTTCACTTGATCGTTTTCCAATTTAGAAGTATCTGCTATATGTATAGCCTCGATTTCAGATCGAGTAGTTGATATTCTTAACTCTAGATCATTTCTTCTCCGTTGTAGAATGGCGTCTTTTTCTTCTATTTGTTTTTTGATGATCTCTTTTTGTTCGAATAAAGATTTCAAACTTTTCTCAATTTCTGAAACTCTAGCGGTTGATACATCCTTGTCTTTCTTGGTTTCGGAAATCATCTTCTTAAGATCTTTTAACATAACCCCAAAAACATCAATATCGAAAATACTTTCAATAAATGCTCTTTTATCCTTGGATTCCATCTCCATAAACGGAATAGTATCCCGAACTGTCATAATGTCACAGCATCGGTAGATATTAGCATTGGTCGATAAAAGATCGCATATGTATTTATCGGTTTCTCTGATGCTTGGTTTTGTTATATCTACATCACCTTGGAATAATTCGACCTTGGAAGCTTTTTTCACATACCTTTTAATAGTGTATGATTTTGTTCCTTGGGCGGTTTCGATATCAAATTCTAAAACGATAAGTCCGTCTTTATTGGTGACATTATTTCGGACAAATTCAGATTTAATTTTATTGACAGTCTCCCCAAATAAAGCAAAGAAATGAGCATTCGTTATGGAAGTTTTGCCCGTCCCATTAGCTCTATCTGGAATGTCGGAGTTAATCCCAGTGATGTGATTTAATCCTTTTTGAAAGTCTATTTCCACTACATCGTGTCCAATGCTTAGGAAGTTTGAAATTTTAAGATTTTTATATTTTATTTTTTTCATTATACCTAGAATCTAATCCCGAAATCTCATAATTCCAACCCACCTAACAGTAGCGCATTATTGTGTTCTACTTCTATTATTTTCATTTATTTCTGCTATGAAGTTCCTTGATTACAGAGTCGATACGTGTTTTCTGCACGTCTTCCAATTTTAACTGTTCGATAAATTCATCAAACATATCAATAATATTGATAGAATCAATCTCTTCGACGTTGTCGATGGTGGATTTTACTGTATTATAATCGATAGTTAATCGGTAAGGGACAAACTTCCCGATATACGCCTTGAATTTATCCAGCTTTTTATCATCTATCTCCAAGTCAACAATCATTTTGACGAAGTTGTTCTTCACGTCTTCTTCCTTGATGGATTTGATTTTAGATAGATTAAATTTCTTGAATTTTGGGGAGACCGTATTCTCGAAAAATTCAAATGCGCCAGTCTCGACATCGAGAATATGATAACCTTTTTCATTATCGATGTCTGCAAAGTCCATCGGAAAAGTATTACCGACATAATGAATTTCTCCTTCATTATATTTTCCGGTACTTCTCCGATGAAAATGCCCAGAGAATACCCTTTCGGTTTTCGAGGCGAGAAAATCTATTGGAGACAATCCTTTATTACATACCGCGAAATTATTCATTTTAAAACTAACGATTTCAAAATGGCCGAAAATATAATCGAATCTACCAGATGGTAGATCGTTATTCCAAGGAACGAATGCGAATTTTTTACCATAAACCTCAAATTCTAGATTATGGTCTATGATTGTGATATTTGGATATCCTGATGCTAATCCCATACTATGTATGTCGGATCTATTCTTATAGAAAGCGTCGTGATTCCCGATGATACAAAACATATTGAAATCTTTAAATTTATTAAAGATTTCAGATGCTACGTGGAGAGTCTGTACAGATATTTCTGAACGGTTATCGAAAAAATCTCCGAGAAAGAATATATCTTTGATTTTTTTATCAGTTAATTCAGACACTATCCAATCCGCCCATGTGAGAGCTATCTTGTGCCAATCTTCGGAGTTATTATGAATACCGAGATGGAGATCTGAAAAAATTGCTACTCTAGATTTTTTCAACATGTTTATTTGGTAATTTTATTATTATTCATAATCCCCATCGTTTTCATCATTTTCCAACATCGGTTTCACATAAACATACCCACCACCAGATTCATTATGCATAGAATTTTCATAGGTCATTTGTTTAAATTCCTCTAAACCATCGTGTTGTTTTTTTTCCTTTTTAATTCTATTACAAAAAGCGTGCCAAGCAATCTGATTGAAATACGCGAACGGACTAAACTCCGATTCAATTCTAAATTTCTTTGATTCTAAAGCGGCATACATTTTAAATACAGCATCGCCAACCATCTCAGATTTCCAAGATGGAGAATAATTAATGAAATTATGTTTGTAGCTCAAACCTTCAGCAATCTTCATTAGATTGATTGCTAGCTCATCATTCATTATGTCTGAATCGTAATATGTTTGAATTTGCTCACGAAACACTTTCGGTGAAACATACCACGTATCTTTTTGAGGTTTTGATATACTCATTTAAGTTTGATATCTATAGATTTGCATTCTATTTCCTGTTCGTCGTAATATTTTTTTCGTATTTTTGCGTGTTCCATAGAATATCTAAGATTATCACAGATATCTATCAATGTCAACTTATTTTTCGAGTCGTGTAATCTCAATCCTCTTCCAATTGATTGGACAATGCGAATAAAGCTTTTCCCGCCTGCCACAAACATAATATAGTGTAGATTTTTAACATTAATCCCCGTCGAAAAAATAGAAGACATCGCAATACAAATTATATTATCTTGGACCTCCATTCTTCTTATAATCTCCTGCCGTTCTTCTACTGGCATTCCACCATGGACGAAATAACAATCCTTACCTCCAATTGAGGACATCATATCCAAAGTTGCTAATCCATGTTCAATATGATTGACTAAAATTAGAACATTTTTATCCAATTTCTGGATTATCTTCCTAATGATAATATGTCTAGCTGGGGAATTATATATGAATTGTAATTCTTTTTTATAATTCATATGTGATGATTTCGGATGTATTAATTTCACCACTTTAATACAAGCATTAGTCAAAAATCCCAAATCTCTCAATTCTTTACTCTCTTTTTTAAAGATTATTGGGCCGAACGTTCCTATAATTTTCCACTCATCTATTTTCTCTTTCGGTAAAGTTCCAGTAAATCCAAATTTGTGTGGGGTGATTACTTTGGATATGTTTTTGGATATTTTATTCGATGCTTTGATACGATGACACTCATCTTGGATGAAGACGTTCACATTTCGTATCCACGGATGCTTATCGAAAGAAGCACAAAAATTTTCAGTATTGCATATAATAACATCAGTATCTTTTAAAGGATTTTTACCAGTCCAACCAGAGTGGGTGAATGTTACGCCATAATCGATAAAATCGCTATTGAGTTGATCGACTAATGATAGTCCCGGAACTATAATAAGACATTTAAACCCATCGAAAATATTAGTCATTTTAATATTTTCGATCAATGATGCTGTTAAAAATGACTTACCACTTCCAGTGCTACTAATGATGGTCCCACAGCCACTCTCTAAAGCATTTGAAACCGCTTCCAGTCCATAGTCCCTATGTTTAATTTTGAGTCCGTCAAAAACGGTTTCTACTTTAAATCCTATATTGATTTGAGTTAAATATTTTTCAGTAAACTGGAATTCGATATTATGATCATTCAGATATTTTACGATTTCTTCTCGAAGACCAAAATCAAACATTCCAGTTTTTGGAATGGCGTAATTTCTATCCGGGATATGATTGTTCCCGGTTTTTTTTCTGATCATCGCAATATTTTCTATTCTCTCCGAGAAATGTTTACGGATCTTTTCTAATGTTGTATTATCAGTTAAGATTATACCTTTACTATACGATTTATTAAAGTCTAGAAGTAGCATTAGTAATGGGTTCTGGTGGATTAGACATTGAACTTATCCATCGATTTGAATCGATCTTTTCAAGTGAATTCGTGAATTAATATTCTTCGATTTGAAGTTGATGCGCCGATATCAGATTTTTAATATCTTGTGCGATATACATATACATCCTCACACTAGCTTCGAGATATTCAACCAAAAACTCACATTCTTTAATTTGATCGTTAATCGATTCTAACTCGGATGAGTTATCAATTGCAGTCATCGTGGACTTATCGAGATTTACCGGAGAATTTACCACTAACTTATCGATAACTGCTTGTTTGAGAACTTTCTTCTCTTTTTGAAGTTTAAATAAATCCCGTTTTGTATCAAAGAGTCTAGCAACAATCCATTGTTTTCTACCAATGGCCTGTTTAGTTTTATCTCCAATATTCATTAAATTAATTGAACACCATTCGGCAGTGTCTTGCTTAAGACGTTCGTAATCTCGATTATAATCTTTCATAATTAAATATTACCATATGAGTTCACGGTTGTCAATGATAGAGGAACAAAAGTTAGCGAATCTTTATCAAGAAATTCTTGAAGATATGTCGGCTGGTTCTGGAGGGGTCTTTGGTGAGCCGCAGGAGCCTATCGTAGACCTCGGAGAGCCAAATGAGGACAATTATGCCAGAGGAGACACTCGTATCCCCAAATCGATTTTTGGAGGCAATATTTTAACTAGAAAAGGAATTGTCAAATCCAAAAAAACAGTCAAAAAATCCAAAAAAATAATTTGACTTTTGAATTTTTCGTATTATTTTAATTATTATTAATATTACAATTAATAAGATATCTTCTTATTAATAATTTATTCTTATTAATATTGTACCAAGCCCACCCACTACACCCATTAACTATTCTCGCGTATTTGATTATCAATAGGGAATTTGACAATATATTGAAAATAATCGAAAATAATTCAATTTGACAGCTTATTAAGTAATATTATGAGTGATTGGATAGGAATACCTGATAATATTAATGATTATTTTGGTGTAGTTTACTTAATTCGCAATAATATTGATAATCGGTATTATATAGGAATTAAACAATTATTAAAAAAAACTAGATTAAAGGCTAATAAATCTAGAAAAAAAGATAAGATAGTCTGGAAAGATAATAATATAGAAGGATATTGGGGGAGTTCTACAGAATTATTAAAAGATATTGAAAAACATGGTAAAGAAAATTTTACTAGAGAAGTCATAGAATTGTGTAACAGTAAATTTCATTTAAAATTAGCTGAAATAGAATGGCAAATGAAATGTAAAGTGTTATTCAGTAAAAAATTCTACAATCAAATGCTTAATTGTAGACTCGGAATTGTGCCGAAAAATTATGTTGATATTGAGAGAAACCCTGATATTCTAAAATTGGAATGACATCTAATTTTGACAAACAATTTAATTATTATCTAAATCTTTACGAAAATGTTCCAGAAGAATTTGTTAATTTTGGACATTTTGGTATAGAATCTTGGCATGATATGGTAAATGAAGGATTAATCCACACATACCCTAAAAAAACATTGATTAAGTTTTTAAAAGAATTTGGATTGACCGTGGTACCTACTGACTACTCATCAAATGATAATTATCAGCATGAAATAACAAAAACAATCGATGCTAAAATTGCAAAAAAATCTGTTAAAAACATCGAAGAATATTTTGAAAAATTAAAAAATGAGTTATTTCCGTATGGATATAATATTGGGAGAATAATTCAGGATTTTTCTCATTATAAATTCATTATAGAGCCTAAATTTCCGAAAGAAGTATCATTATCAATAAATTCAAATATTCCATTCTTTCATATCACATATAAATATTTATTACCGAAAATTGAAAAAATTGGATTGACGCCAAGAGATTCTAATACTATTTTCACACATCCGGGAGGAAGAATTTATTTGATACAAACTTCTGATATATCAAACATCCAGTTCCTTAAATATCCATTATCTATTGGTAGGGAGAATAAAATTAAAAAGTCGGACGTGAATTATCCGGCAAAATTTCTAGACCAAATTAAAGTGGATAATATGATTGTATTAAAAATCGATGTTGATGGATTAAAGTTATTTGAAGATCCTATGTTTCCTTCTAAAAAGGGGACATTCAATGCGTGTTTCACAACACAGAATATACATCCTTCAAACATCAAGAAGACTGACTACTAATGAATCATTATGAAATCACCAAAGAAGAAAATTATACTGAAATTATTTTTCACGATGATAATATAGTTTTTACTGATATCGACACTCTTTTCAGAGAAACAAATATCTTTTTTGCCAAAATTCTAAAAGGGATGTTTATAGATGTGACATTTGATTTTTCTTTGAAATATAATAGAACAATATACAAACACGCCTTCCTTAAGGTTATATGTTCACATATACAGAAGCAAGAATTGAATTACCGAATTTATTTTTATTCTAATAATCTAACCAAGGATAAATTTCGCAATTCTTTATTAAAAAAACTAAAAACTATTTTTGGATTCAAGATTCTTGGGGATGTGATGGATTTTTCTGAAGTTATTAAGAAGTTTGAAAATAATGATTGTGAATTAATTCCTAGGTTGGAAGTCTTCTTCCAAAATAATTCTAGACCGAAGACTTTTAAACATATTAAAAGATTTTTAGAAAATGAGGGATTGAAAGATATGGGGGATTTTTATAAACAGGTGTCAAACAAACTCCTAGTTATGCGCTAAATATATACATGTCGAAATTTTTGAGTGTTTTGGAACAGTTTTCTCCTGAAAATACCGGAGATCCTAAATGGGAATTAATCGATTTTCTCAAATCTAAAGGTGTTCCGGTTTCTTTAGTTCGTGGGACTAACATGATCTATGTTGATACTGGTAGCAAAGCAATTGCTTTAACTATTTCAAATAACGAAGAAGAATCTGAAAGTATTAACGCTGGAAGTGGAACATATCAAGTGGATCAAGAAGTTGAAAAGCTTGGCAATACTGCCGCATCTGGGGTAAAAGGTCTCATAGCCAAAGGGTTTCAAACGTCAGCGCAGAAAGCTAAACAAGCAGTTAAAAAACGCCAACAATTGGCTGGGCAAGCAGTTAAAACATACGAAGATTCTACCAAAAATTTAGAAAACTCATTACAAAACGCCAAGCGTAAAAATGCTATATCAGCAACATATTAATATGAAATCCAAAACTTTACAATTGATCGATGGTTATATGAAGATCATCAAAGAACAAGGCGAAATGCCTGATCCATCACAGGACGTTCAAGATGTGACACAACCCCCCATAGAAGCTCAGGAAACGATGCCTATGACCTCGGTGGGAGAAGATAAGTATATTGCTGATCTTATCGATGCTGCACTATTCGAGCCATCCCCAGAGCAATCATCAACACTATTAAATTTGCAATCAGTGATGCAGATGAAAAAATATACTAATGCTAGAGAAGAAATTCTCCCTAGTATCTTAGGTATCATATCAGCATCTACTTCTGGTGGAGATCTTAAAAAACAACTCAACAAAATTAATTAATTAAATAATTTATATGAAAAAATTTAAAACGGTAGAAAACAATTTAATATGGGAGAATTATAATACATCAAATGATCAGATGTATGCCGATGAGTATAACGATTCTAATGTTTTCGAAGATGAAGATGCTGAAGCTATTATCACATTAGAGCCTCCAATGCAGGTCGAGCCGGAGATTGTTGATGATGACATCTTCGACGATGAAGATGACGATTTAGATAATGAGATCATTACAAAGGCTCTTCGAAAAATCATCAAACGTGCAGATATTCTCATCAATCATTGTGGCAGTGATAAACTAGATACTTGGATGATCGCTAAAATCATCAAAGCTGAAGATTACATTTCCGATGTTTGGAATGAATTGGACGATGTCGCCGATTTCGCAAATGATGGGATGGAAGATGACGAAGACTTCTCAATGTGATGATTAGTTTCAAACAATTTTTCGTGGAAAAACTTATTGTGGGATTAGAAGAAATCATCACGCTGGAAGGTATTGGCCCAATAAAAGCAAAGCTTGATTCTGGCAATGGTGCTTTTAATGTGCTACATGGAGAAGATATTGAAACCGATGGTCAAATTGTAAGATTTACCACCGAAGGTGGTATTAGTGTGGAGAAACCTATTCAGGATACGATCACTATCAATCTAGGCGCGGGCAACAAAGAAGACAGACCAGTTGTATTATTCAACGTCAAATTTGGGAATAAAGTATTTAAAGATATCCCGTTTTCCATTGGTAATAGGTCCGAAAATGCTCATAAAGTTTTAATAGGTAAAAGTTTTATTTTAGATAAAATTGATGCACTCATAGATGTCGGGCTTAATAATGTTGCGGGACAAGGAATTGAAGTTGACATCTAAATATAAACATGAAATATTCGCAATATGAAATTTTATCCGAAGGATTTTGGGATATACATAAATCACCAATCATTAAAGGTATTGGAGGAGTTGCAGGTGCCGCTGTAAAAGGCATTGCGAAGACATTAGATTATGTCGCACCAGAATTAACACAACCTATACACGGTCTAGAACGAGGGTTGCGCGATATTAAGGATTCTATTAGACAAGGATATGATACCGGATCGGGGGGTATACAGAAAGCGTATGGGGATATATTATTAGATGCTGGATATTTGATCACTCCAAATCAGACAATTATAAGATCTGGTAAAAATAATGTTGTTACTGGAAGGCGAATTGTGGGAACCGGGATGACTGGAAAACCAATCGGAGATCCCAAAAAATTATTAACATTTTTATTCAATACTAAAAATGAATTTAAGATCGTCACATCCGATGCGCAAGATACTTCAAGATTCAATAGGAATGCGCCAGTGAAAACTATCAAACGGGCCAAAACTCCTTAAATTATTTTTTAATATTGACATTCGTTATTCAACGTGTCATCATATATCACATATGACATATGATATCCACACATTAGAAGATGCAAATTTTAAGATAGAAACTCATTCGTTTGGAGAGCAATACATTGCGTCCGACGGGGAAAGAGTCGTAATCGGACCAACTAAAGAAATTGCAGTCGAAGGCGTCAAGGAATTACAGGAACCGAACAAATCGATCGTGAATCGTAAGAGGCCGCTGCCAACACCATTAGAAAACCCAACATCCAGTGGAATGTCGTGGTTTTCGGGGACATCATGGGACACTGCACAATAATTTAATATAGAGCTTATCATCCATCTTCCAGTGAAGGTGTAGTTGATTAGGTTTGTCTCGTTACTGCTAGAGTGAGAGAAAGCCCCTAGGTCTTTAGCCCCGTGGTAGTTCACTGAGAGGTTATTTGTTTTGACATCCTCTCATTGAGACGTTAAATAATAGAGATATGGCAACCAAAAATGCTCCTAGAGCGAAACGTCGGGAAGTTAAGAATATCGAGATAGAAACAGCAATCGCTGATAGTTTTAATAAAATAGATTTCAAATTCAAAAAACGGGGATTTAAATTAACTGAAAAACAAAAAGAGTTAATATCTATTATTAACGACCCTTCGATTAAAGTTGTTATTATTCAAGGGCCAGCGGGAACTGGAAAATCGTGGACATCTGCCTATTGTGCTATGTCTATGATCAAAGAGCAGAAATGTGAAAAACTATTATATGTTCGAGCGATGGTTGAAAGTGCTACAAAGTCTATGGGGTATCTTCCGGGGTCCGAATCTGAAAAAACGATGCCATATAATGCTATCATTTTCGAATTAATAAACAAATTAGTTGAAGATAATGATATACCGAAAATAAAAAAAGCTGGATTGATCGACACGATGCCAATCAATCATGTTCGTGGTCATACGTGGGATGATATGTTTGTCTTGGTGGATGAAACACAACAAATGGAAACTAAAGAAATTCTAACGGTTATGAGTAGAATAGGGGAAAATACGAAGCTAATTTTAGCTGGTGATAAAATGCAACCAGATATTAAATTTAGCGGATTTGAAAGTGTTTATAACGCGTTCAATGATCAAGAATCACTAGAGAATGGGATAGCAACATTCGAATTTGATGAAGATGATATCGTCAGATCGCAAATTCTCAAATTTATTGTTAAGAAGTTTAAGACGATTTAATTATTTAGTCCCAGAATGATATTTTTTTCTAAAATTGGAACAAACATTGGAACCGTCTCGGGTGTCAATGTTTTAACCAGTGTTTTACAAACGGGAATTACTCCAACTTATCCACAAAAAATAACTGATTCAGCCAGCACTACTAACTGGATTCATCTTACTTTAAATGGTGGGCGCATTAGAATACTAGATAATGTTGGAACTGAAAAGTATAATGTAACTTTCCAATAAATTGGGAATTCTGTTGAAAATCTATGAATTTTAGAAAAAAATATCATTCTTGGACTAAATAGTATTAGAACGGATGATAAGAGCATCAAAACATATACTAAAACACACAAACACTCAGAAGAAAGAGATGTATGATTGTGTTTTAAATTCTTATAAAATGCTTGTCCAGCATTACATTGACTTGATATGGGATAACAAAATCCAACATAAAACTTTTTTATCATCCAAGGATTTGCCCGATTATAATGGTATTTCACACTCAAGATGGAAACAGGTAGCGTATAAACAATCTTCATCCATTCTGAGATCAAGATTCACCAAAAGAAAAAGAAAATTCTCTAAACCGAATATTCAAAACATTTCCATAGAACTAGATAATAGATTGTTTGATATAAAAGAAGGCGTTGGGTTTGATTTGTTTATCAGAATTACAACACCTTTCTTCCATCCTCATAAGAAGAGAGCTATCACTATCAACATTCCAATTAAGAATCATAAACAATCCAATAAATTTCAGAATGATGGGTGGAATAAGCGTAATACCATTATTCTGAAAAAAGATTATGTATCTTTCATATGGGAAAAAGAAAATCCTATTAAGAATGATAATGGTAAGATTTTGGGGTTGGATTGTGGATATAAAAAGCTTTTAGCATGTTCTGATAACAGTATCTATGGATCTGATATGATTAATATCTATGAAAAGATTTCAAGAAAAAGACAAGGATCAAAGGCATTTAAGCGTTCTCTAAAAGAACGTGATAATAAGATTAACGAGATAGTCAATTCCTTTATCCTAGATAAAGGCGATCTAAAGACTTTGATCGTGGAGGATTTGAAAAATGTAAAACACAAATCCAAGGGAAAAATTTCTAAACAATTTAATAATAAACTGCAACGATGGAGCTATCCAAAGGTTCTAATAGCGTTGGAGAGACATTCAGAAACCAAAGGTTTTGAGTTTCGGAGAGTCAATCCAGCCTATACATCACAAGAATGTAGTCGGTGTGGTGTTGTTAAAAAGGAGAATAGGCAGGGCGAAAGCTATTCCTGTTCGTGTGGTCTAAACATGGATGCAGATTTAAATGCTTCTATGAATATTCTACGGAGGGGAGTCTATAGTCCCCCTTCTTCAAAACCAATTACCTGATTTTTCACAGATAATTGGAACTATAATCAGATCACCGACGATAATCTTCTTCTTCCATCATCTGCAACTGGAACATGGACATATAAAATTGTAAAGTATGGCAGCAATCCTGTTTTTGGGTCTTTTAACATCGATGGAACATTAAAGTCTATTGTGGGAACTTATATTCCAGACACATCCGTAGTCGATACACTACCCAATGTGATTGGATACACATCTCTGGAAACCAGTCAAAAAATATATGATTGGTATTGCATTATTTTAAATATTTTTGAGAAAACTATAGAAAAGTAGGGAATCATTTACTAAATAATTATATGCGGGTGAAGATTTCCGAATATGCCAAAACTATGAATGTC